CCGTGATCAGTGGCTCCATACCTTCGGCCGCCACACGCGTGGCGCCTTCTCGAATCTGATCAAGCCTGCCTTTGAAGGTATCGCCGAACGCATTGCTCGACTCCTCGAAGCCCTGCAGTCGAGACATCAGGAATGCGAACAGCCCCTCGCTAGACGCCTTGGCTTTCGCTATGTCCGAGTCCTTGAGCCCCAGCGCATTCGCCAGCGTCGAGCTGGCCGGCTGGATGCCGCCCGCGACCAGGTCGCGCAGTTCCTGCACCACCTGGCTCGCGTCCAGGCCCATGCTCTTGACTGCGTTGGTGCCGACCACGGTGAGCTGGCGGATTTCGTCCAGCGTCATGCGCGCGCCCAGGCCGGGGGCCAGCAGCGCCTGGAACACCTGCACCAGCTCCTGGCTGGTGGCGGCAGTGCGCAGCGCGTCGTCGTTGAGCTGCTGGATGTACTGGACGGCGAGCTGCAGGCCCCGGTTGTAGTCGAGCTGTTGGCCGTTGATGGCCGTCATGCTGCCCAGGATGCCGGCCATGCCGACCTGGCTCACCTCCAGGTTCTTGGAGTAGTCGAACGCATTGCGCGGCAGGGCCGTGAGCGCGTTGCTGATCGCCTCGATGCCGTTGCTGACGATGTGCAGGCCGGCCGCGCCCTGCACGATGTCACGCACCGACATGCTGACCTGCGCCAGGCTGCGTGTGGCGCGCGCCGCTCCCTGCTCGGCGCTGGCGCCCAGGTTCACGAACTCGCGCGCGGCGCGTGGCAGCTCAGTCGTCACCGACTGGGCGTCCACCACCATCTTGATGCCTACCTGGCGTACCGCGCTCATTTGTTTTAAAGTCCCTGTATGTTCAAGTTCCTGACCGGCTTCTGGCTTCCCGTCCTGTTCCTGCTGATGGTCTTCAAGGCATCAGCTACAGGCGTGTGGCTGGTATTGCCCCTGGTGCTCGTGCCGGCCTGGCTGCTGTACTGCCTGATGTCCAGCCGCTGACCGCCACCGTCTCCAGGAACCAGGCCGGGCAATCCGGCCTGTTTCATTTGCGGCGCTGCTGGTTGAGCAGCTTCACGGTCTCCTGCTCCAGCACCTGGAGCTGGGCGAACACCTCGGCCTCCCGCTCCTGCGGCACCCCATAGCGCCGCATCACGACCTCGACGCCGGGGTAGTTGAGCCCCTCCCACACCACGCCACCGCCCAGCGGGATCGGCGTCTTGACCCATTGCGAGCCACAGCCCAGGTACACGTCCCAGGCCATCGCGTGCTCGGGCCACAGCGCGTAGTCCTGCGGGCGATCGCGCTGGTGTTGCGGAGGAATGAGCCGGTTAAGGTCCACCCCGAGCAGTGCGGCGTCGGCCCGCAGGTCGTCATCGACTACGTGGCGGCGCGCGCCGTCTCGGCCGAAGTGGTGCCGGACGGCGCCGCGGAGTTTTTTTGCGCCGCCTCGCGCTGGTTGACAAAGAAGTGGTCGAACCAGCACACGGCCATGGCCTGCTCCAGACCCGGATAGGCCTGGTTGGTCGAGCGCCGCTCTTCATGGCTGTAGGGCACCGCGTTACCGTTCTCATCGAGCATGCCGCCCCAGCCCGCGACTACCTTGTCGAGTAGCTCGGCATTGCTGAGACGGCGGTGCTCCTGGGTGGGTGCGGCGTCCGCCTTGGGCGCGGGCACCTCGACCACATAGCCCAGCGTGTAGCGCTTGTGCAGCTCGTCGCGCTCGCCCTCGGGCAGGCGCTTGAAGATGGTGTCGAACTTGTGCACGTGGAACGTGCCGTTGTCGTCGGGCAGGAACAGCTCGGCGGGGCAGGTGACTGTGGGCTTGAGACCGGAAATCTTGACGGCCATGGTTTTCCTCTTGCGGTTGGTGGTGGGTGGTGGGTGGACTGGGGAGCCGCCGCGCCGGTCAGCGCACCACGATCTCCCATTCGTCGTTGCCCAGCAGGGGCACGTAGCGCAGCGGCACCGTGATCTGCTGGACACCGTCCGACTCCCCGAAGGTGGGCTTGCCAAGCTGCACGTTGGGCGCGATCAGCTCGATCACGTTGGTGGCGCCGGGGCCGTGCTTGAACGCGATCGGGCCGCGCGTGGACTGGCGGGCCAGCTCGACCCAGTTCTTGTCGGATACGCGGGTGTTGTCGAACGTCACGCTGCCGGTGCTCTTGCGGCCGGTGATCTCGACCGTGTCCACGTTGATCAGGTCGCGCTTGATGACCGTGTTGCCGAAGTCGAAACTGAATGCGCTGGCCGCCACTGCCGTGCCGTGCAGCGACAGCGTGGTGTTCGCCTTGTTGACGCCGAACGGGTCCTGGAAGGCGGCATAGGAAGCGGCAGGCAGAGGGGCATCGGTGGCCGCCTGGTAGGTGCCCGTGATCTCGAACTGCCATTTGGCAATCGTCTTGGCGTCGCCAGCCAGCTTCGTGTTGATCATGCCGGCCGTCATCTTCTGCAGGTTGCGGCCCACGGCGATGTAGATCGTCACGCTCTCCAGCCCATCGGTGACGGGGGCGAAGCGCACGTCGGTATCGTCGTTCACGGTCACGCTGGTGGCCGAGGCGCGCAGCAGCGCGTCATAGCCGGGCAGCTCGCCGGGCACCGCCACGCCCGCCGCTTCCACCGAGAACGACAGCTTGGCGTACTGGGTGACCATGGTGCTGCCGCCGTCGCCGAAGTACGGGCGGATGTTGTTGCGCTCGATCTCGTCGCCTTCCAGCGGCGTGAAGGTCACATCGCTCACGAGGATGGCGTTGGCCGCGCCCGTGGGCAGGGCGTCGGTGCCCTTCGTGGTTTCGACCTTGGCGAGGATGATGGTCTGGTTGATGAAGATCGGATCGGACATGGCCGTTTAATTCCTGTGCGTGTTTGTTGATGGGGGCCGCTCAGTCGGCTGCGCGCCGGGTGCGCTCGATCAGCGAGCGGGTGCCATCGGCTTTGCGGCGGTAGAGGCCGCCCCGGCCGGTGTGCTCGTCGCGCGCCGGCGCCTGGGCCGCCGGCGAGGCGGTCGCCGGGGCATCAGCCACGGGGGCATCAGCTCCAGCGCCAGCGACAGTTGCTGCGGCTGCGGCCGGCTGCGCGGCTTGCTGGCCTTCTTGGGCTTGCGGCGCTTGCGCGTCGTCACGGGTGGTGGCATCGGGCACCTTCTTCAGCTTGGTGGACTTGGTCACGAGTAGCTCCAGGTTCTGAGTTGCAGGACAACGGAGTGGCACAGCACTCCCGAGAAAAAAACCGGCCCCGCATCCACGACCTGCACGCCATCGGTGCTGTCGTCGCGGCCGGCCAGCGGGCCGGGCTGGCACACGCCGCCCAGGGTGGGATCGGCACGCACCACGGCGCGGAACTGCTCAACCAGGCCGTCGAGCACCAGCTCGGTCGCGTCCGCGTCGCGAAAGGCCAGGTAGCCGCGCACCGTCCAGGTGTGCACGTTCACGGTGCGGCGAAGGTTCGGGCTGTGCTCGGCCGTGCTGCTGCGGCGCAGCCACCAGCCGCGGATGTGCGGGTCTGCAGGCGTGCTGCCAGGCGGCGGCGTGTAGACGTAGAGGTCGGCGAACTCGCCGTTGCTGTCGGCGTGGCGCTCGCGGTCGTGGACGATGCCGATCTCGGGCACCGAGGCCAGGGCCGCAACGATGGCGGCGCGGTGCTGGGCCAAGGTGCTCATGCGGCACCTCCGGCCAGGCGCTCGGCCACGCGGCCGGCCGCGCTCTCGAACATGCGCAGCACCTGGCCCTCGGTGGCGGCGATGGCCTGCTCCAGGGGGCGCTGCGGCGCGGTGCCCTTGCGGGCGATCTTGCGGGCCACCAGGAAGGCCACGCTGCGCTCGCGCTTGGGTTCCACGCCCAGCACCGCGCGCACCCAGGGCACCAGGGCCTCGACGGGCGGCATGTGCGGCTTGGTGCCCAGCTCCACGAACATGAGCGAGGGCTGCGAGCTGCCCACGGTGCCGATCACGCCCACGGGCGTTGAGAATGCGTCGCTCGTGATGCTGGCGGCTGTCTTGCCCGTGGCCTTGGGCGTTTGCTCCTTGGCCTCGCGCTCGACCAGCAGCGTGGCCTCGGTCATGGTGCCGAGCAGCTCGCGGCGCGTGGCCTCGGGCGCCTGCTCGAAGCCGCGCAGCAGCGCGGCCAGGCTGGGGATGGACAGGTGCAGGCTGCTCACAGCACACCTCGCGTGAGCTGGTGGCGGCGCCGGCCCGGCCAGGACACCACGGCGGCGGCAGCGGCCTGGCCGCCTGCGGGCGAGCCTGCTGGGGCGAACGGATCGGCCTGGCTGGTGCCCTGGTAGTAGGCCGAGCGGTATTCCTTGGCGCGCGCCGCGAAGTTGCGGGCGCGGCTTTCGGTGCGAGCCACGTCGCCGCCCGTAGCCGCCTCGCGCTCGCCGCTGTAGCGCGCCGCGAGCTGCTGGCACAGCAGGTGCGCCGCGTACTGGGCGACGGCCAGGCGGTGCTCTGCCGGGATTGTGTCCGCGTCCACGTCGAGCAGATGGGGCACGGCGAAGGCTACACGCACGACAGCGCCGGCAGGCAACGCGTTGATGCACTCCAGGCCCCAGCCGCCAGCGGGCATCCGGTAGGCATCCACGTAAACCGGCGTGCGCGTCTCGATGGGGTACAGGACATGCAGCACCCGCGCCGCATCGCTCCAGCCTTCGGGCACGGGGCCGAACACGCCCAGCGACGGCCAGGTCACATCGTCATGCAGCTCGCGCGGCAGATCGGTGCTGTAGCGCACGCGCGCCTGCTCGATGGCGCGGTCGCGGGTGTCGGGCGTGACGGCCTTGTCCTGGTCGGACACCATGTCCTTCACGAGCTGCTGGTAGTCGGCGAGTGCCATGTTTAAAAGTCGGTGGTCGGGTGGTCGGCTGGGTTGGTGAAGGCTCCAGGTGTGGAGCCTTTACGAACCCACCCCTCGCGGGGCGGGCCGGGCTGCATTCATGAAGGGGGGGCCACCCCCTGGCGCCGTGTGGCGCCCGCTTCTCCTCGGGGTGAGTCCGGTCAGGCCACCACGGCCTTGGTGAAGGCGCGGTAGTCGGTCACCGCGCCGCCGTAGATGTGGCGCAGCTTGTAGGTCAGCTTGTCGGCCGCGAACATGGAGCCCACCGTGGGCGAGTCCTGCACGAACAGGTCGGGCTCCTGCTGGCCGTCCATGAAACCGATCTCGATGCCGGGGATGTCAGCCGGATCGGCGGCGGTGCACCAGTCGTTGGCATCCGCCCAGTACCAGACCGGGATGATGTTCATCGTGAGCGACTGGATGAACGTCTTCTCGTTGTTGGTGGACAGCTTGAACAGATCGACTGCGGCCTCCTGCAGCTCCACCGGCACGACCAGGCGCGAGGGCGTAATGCCGATGCGGTCGTTGCTCGACAGCTCGGTCTGCTTGAGCATCGCCAGCCGGTGCGCCGCGAGCTGCGCCTTGTCCAGCGCGGCCGTGAACAGGTTGCCGTGATCGACGTGGAACAGCGCCTTGGCGTCGTAGATCACCGGATTGGTGCGCAGGAAGTCGAACACGAACTTGGCGAGCGTGCGCTTGGCGGCGCGCGAGAGCTTCGTGGGAATACGGCGGATCGCGCCCACGTCGTCGTTCTTGATCATCTCCAGCGTCACGTCCTCGGTACCGCCCTTCTTGACCGCCTTGTAGGTGGCCTCTTCGTCGCTCGGGCTGGTCAGTGCCTGGTAGTCGGCGCCCTCGGCCACGGTGGGCAGATCGCCGTAGCCGCCCCAGCGGGTGCGGTGCTGCATGCGGAAGTCCGAGAGCGGCACCACGTTGACGATCTGGCGCCAGCCGTCGAAGTCCACCGCAGCGCGGTACTCGGCCAGCATGCGGCGTGCCACGCTGTCGCCCAGCACCTCGCCCAGCGAGGCACTGCCCAGCGATTCGACCAGGCGCGACTGGTCGCACTCGCGCAGGCGGCCGGTGACCAGGCGGTCGCCCGTCATCTCGAAATAGCACTCCTTGAAGGACTGCACGCGGCCGTGGTCCTTGTGGGTGGGGTCCCAGAAGGCATCCAGCATGTCGCGCATGGTCAGGCTGCGGTCGCCCACTGTGATCGCGCCATTGCCGAACATGGGCACGCGCACGGGGCCGCTTTCGGTCAGACGGGCGACATAGCCGCCCTCGGCCGTGATCAGCTCGCCCACGGCGGCCTCGGTGAGCCGGTCTGCGCCGGCCGTGGCGATCTGGGCCACCAGGCGCTCTTTGGACGCCTGGGGCAGCTTGGCCGCGTTGATGCGCTCGCGGGCGGCGCCGCGCAGTTCGAAGACTTGCAGATCGGCGCGGGTCAGCGGGGCGCTATCACCCTGGTTCTGGCCCTGGGCCTCGGCCACGCGCTGGGTGCCAGGCTCAGGCACCAACGGGCCGCACACGGCCTCGTGCAGGGCGACCACCTCATCGTCGGTGATCGTGTCCACGTTGATCGCGGCGTGCTTCGCCGGGTCTTTGGCCTTGACGGCCTCCAGCATGCGTTGCTTCCAGAGAGGCATTGCTTCTTCCTTGGGGTTGGTAGAGGGATCGGCGGCGGCTTCGGTCAGACGATCCAGGCCGCCGCCAGCGCCCGGCTCGACGATCAGATCGACAGAGACCACCTTGGTGAACTTCACCGCCTCGGTGAGGCGTTCCTTGCCCACCTGGCGGGGCTTGGTACGCGCGAAGGCGTCGATGGACAGGCCCAGCAGGCTCTGCATGCCGCGCTTGACGGCCTCGACCATCTTGGTGACGGCCGCGTCGGTGGGGTCGATGGCCCGGAAGGTGCCCACGAGCGCGCCGGTGTCGGGCGTCTTGCCCTCGACAAAGCGCACGCCGTAGATGCCGCCGATCAGGCTGCGCACGTCCTTGCCCTTGCCGGCCAGGTGGTCGGCATCGCTCTTGGCGAACACGCGCACGCCCTCGAACTGGGGCGCAGCCTCGCGCAGCGTGGCATCGGGGTAGTAGTTGCGGTTGCCGCTGCGGCCGGCCTTGACGATGGTGACCTCGATGGAGCCATCGGCCGCTTCGCGGAACACCGCCGCCGCATCGAGAGCGGCACTCTCGCGCACCGCAGCGGCCGGCGCGGGTACGGTGCCCACGGGCGCATAGTCCGCCACCACCTCGGCCGCATCACCCAGCGCCACGGTGTTGTCCGCCGCGACGGTGTAGGCGTAGCTGTACAGGCGCCCCTTGAACGCCACCACCACGCGGTCGGGCCAGATGCCACGCACGTCCACGTAGTAGTCGCCATTGGCCGACAGGCGCAGCTTGTCGCGTACGGCCTGGCGCACTAGGTCGATGAGCTGGCCGTACTCGGTGGTAACAGCCTCGGTGAGGCGTGCGTAGCCGGTGCCAGCGGGGAGGAGCTTCATCGGCATGGCCGCTTACTCGTCCTGGCTGGAGAGCTTCTGGCCGTCGCGGGTCACCACGACGACGTGCGTGCCGTAGTCGCGGCAGGACAGCACCTCGGCGGCCTGCACGGGCACTTCCTTGGCGCGCGCCACCTTGGCGCCGTCCTTGCCGTCCACCAGCTCGGTCACGGTGCGCTTGACGCGCTTGGCGGCTTCGGCAGCGGTGAGCTGCCTGGCCTTGCTGTCGCCCTGGGGCGGGTTTTGGTTCTTGTCCTCGGACATCTGTCACTCCATCGGTGGGCCGCACGGGGCGGCGATTGCGATGGAGGGACTGTGCCGGTGGGGGCACAAAAAACTAAGGCCGACATATGTCGGCCTGAAAAGTAGGGAAGGCGCTTTTTAGGTTACCAGAGGCGCAAGATCAATTGAAATAGCACTACTTCGTCAATAAAGGTCACTGCTTTGAATTTTGGCTAAGCGAGAACAACCCTTCTAGGGCCCGCTTCCCCTCGTCTTCCTGATCCACAAAAGTCTTAATAGTGTTCGCAGGAACCAATGTTAGAAGCACCGTCCACAACTGAAAAAGCGTCAAGGCTACAAGCACCCCATAGGAGATGCCACGGCACCATTCAACACTCAATGGCAGAGGATATTTTTTTGCAATGGGTGCGATCAAACCAATCAACAGGATGGCGCCTAAGATAAGAGTCGAGTTCACGACAGGGCTAAAAAGTTGGCCGATCCCCGTTTCAGATGGAGCGCCATCCTTACGAGGTTTGAAGGAGAGCTTCAAGCGTTCGGGATAGATGATCGCTAGCCACGCGCCGATTACGCCAAAAATAATGGCAGCAGTAGTGCGCAGCCCCTCAAACATCGGCCACTGCTCCGCAAACGGGACATTCCGGCCGAGCCATCCCCCGGCGCATACCGCCACAAGAGCAAAAACCCAAGCCAAGACCCGCAACACGATCATCCCTTCAGTTCATCAGACCGAGGAGGTAGGCTCGGTGGCGAGCCAATTCGTGCAGCAAGCTTTCTGGGCGCACCAGTTCCGCATTGTTTCTTTCGACGTCAAGCTCCAAGGTCTCACGTACAAACTCCTTTCCCAGCCAGTGCGTATGGGTGTCACCATGAAAAACAAACCCATAGTCTGAATCGTCCCGATCTTCCTCTCGCCATTGTGAAATGATCTCTTTGACTTCGTCCTTCTCCAGACCATCTACCTCAACCTGATACTTGATAGTTGCCTCTTGCTGAGCAGTTTTATGCTCGGCGAGGTGAACACCTTCCAGTAGTTTTTGAAAAAAACTTCTCTCTGGGCGTATGGCAAGATCAAGCCTCGTCTTCCTTTCCAACCTTCGGATACTCGAAGCATTTGCGAGGATTTGGTTAAGTGGTCCTGGCTTGACAAAAACCTCCGTCTTAAATCGCGCGCTCAGATGAACCGGATCGGAATTCCGGTCTGGTCGATAGCCAACGATGGTGCGCTGACCGTCTGCGTCGGGTTCGCTGAACACCACGTAAGAAGTGAAGCGCTGAACAAAACACCGCATGTATTTATTCATCCCAGACACACCGGTTGTCGGATGCTGAAACCGAACACTAGCCATCAGTCCGTTCTCGGGCAAAAACCAGAAATACGTCGCATGACCTGGAATGTGTCCTTCTTCAACTTCAGTTTCTGACACATCCGCATTGCCGACTGCTGCCTGGCCATTTATAGAGGTAACAGTCCCATCCGTATTGTGGGACTCGTTCCACAAAGTTAGTAGCCAATCTGTACCACGTCGGGTTGCGTCTACGAGGTAGACCGGAAGGTGATTGCCGCCATCCTGCGGATCAAACGTTTTAGTGTGCGCTAGTTGCTTGCCGTTACCCCAACGCTTGAGATCTCGAAGAATGTCACTCTCCGCCCCGAACCGTGGATTCCTATGATCCCCTCTCGGGTAATAGCCGCATGACGCAACCTTGTACAAGGACACCTTCACCTGCTCCATCACCGTGCCTCCGCTCCAGTTTGTTGGGGTGGGGCATTACATCACGACACAACCCGCTTTAAACCCCCTTTAAATCAGCCGACAAGGCCCCTAAGCAGGTGATCCCAGGGGGTTGCCGCATCGAAGCGGTTTAAACGCTCCTAGCGCCCCCTCATTCCTTTCGCCTCCCCGCCCTCTTCGCTGCATGGTCCAGGGCGGCCTTGCGCCCATCGAGCTGCAGTTCGCGCTTCGTGAACGGCTTGGCCCCCGGCGTCATGACCTGCCAGGTCTTGAGCCACGGCAGCGCGATGCACCCGCAGTGGATCACCTGCTCTGGCGGGGCCTTGGGATCGTGGGGGCACTGCATCATGTCGAAGCCCCCGCCAGGGTTGGGCACCTTGAACGCCTTGCCGGCTTCGACCACCTCGCCATCCATCAGGTCATGGTTCCAGCGGCTGTGTATCTTGCCGCTGCGCCGCCACTGCTTGCCCAGGCCCGGCACCAGGGGCGCGGCCTGCACCAGGCGCTCCTTGCCTGCCACCGCGAAAGCCCGGCTGACCTCGGTGTTCACGATGCTGGTGGCCCGCTTGGTGGAGTCGGCGGCCAGGATGGCCTGCACGGTCTTGATGGCCTGGAACGGCGTCACGCCGCCGATGGTGACCAGGCCGAGCTGCTGCCCGATCTTGGCCGCCGCCTCGGCTGTGACTGCGCGCATTCGGTCCACGCCGAAGGTCTGCATCGCCGCCAGGATGCGCGCGTCGAGCAGGCCCAGGCGCAGTTCCACGTTGTGGCCGATAGCGGCCAGTGGCTTGTCCACCACGTCCTCGCCCTGGGTCCATCCCTGGCGCAGCGCCTGGCTGACGGAGGCGCCCGCCTGGTGGCCCGTGGCGGTCAGGACGGTGTCGAGCTGGTCACGCAGCCGCGTGAGCTGCCACTGTTGCCAGTCGGCGGGCTGGGCGGCGAGCTGCTGCGAGATCTGCACCCACGCCTCGCGCAGCAGGGCCACCACGCCCTGATTGGCGCCGAGCAGCAGCCGGGCGCGCTCGGCCAGGCGTTCCTTTAAAACCGCCTCGAAGCGCTTCTGCTCGGGCGTCACGTTGCAGGCGCCGGTGCGGGCGCAGGCGGCGCGGCGTTCCCGGCCGCGAGTGCGTCGCGCAGGTCGGCGGGCAGGTTGAAGCTGTCCTCGGCCTGGCGCCTGGCCTTGCGCTCGGCCGCTTCTGCGCGCGCGGCGGCCAGCTCGGTCTTGGCGTCGAAGTCCTGGCCGAAGCGCTGGGCCACGTCCGCGATGATCTTGAGGGCAGTCTCTTCGGTGAGCAGCCCGGCCTCGGTCATCTGGATTACCGCTGCCGTGACTGCCTGCATGGCCGACGCGAACTTGGTGATGTCGCGGTTGAGCAGCTCGGGGAACACCGCCGTGACCTGCCATTCGTCCTTGGCCCAGTCGGGCTTGACGCCACGGGTCTGGGCGCTGCACCACAGCACGTAGCGGCCGATTTCCTCCAGCATGCGCTTGAGGAACCCCTGGCGCATGCTGTACATCTTGAAGGTGGGCTCGCCCATCTCCGAAGCGGCGGCCCGGTTCACGTCGCCGCCGCCGCCGAACCAATGCTCGGGCACCGTGGCGCCGCCCAGGACATGGTTGCGCAGCAGCCGGGCGCTCTGGCTGGTGTCGGCCGCCTGCAGCCCGGGCGTCTTGGGTTCCAGCTTGACCTGGTCGTTGTGCACGAACACACTGTTGGCGCCCGGCGGCACGAATTCCTTCTCATACTTCTTGACGGCGTCAGGGTCGGCACCGGTCATCGTGATGTCCCAGACAAAGCGCCGCAGGTAGTCAATGCGGTCCAGCTCGGAGAACAGGAAGTTGTCGTAGGCATCCAGCCAGTCCATCTGCCCCAGAAGGTCGCTTCTCCCACGGCTGCCGTTGGGAAACTTGTTGAGCTGGAACAGCAGCACGTCGCCGTCGCCGAAGTCCTCGGCGCGGATGCGCTGGGTGCGCTCGCTGAACAGCTCGGCATCCTCGCCCAGCACGATCACGCGGTACTTGTGCTGGCGCCCCCGGTTGTCGCGCTTGGTGACCACGCCGATGGGCTGCTCGGGGTTGTCGGGGTCGTTGACCACCGTGGCGATCTGGCGCGGGTCCAGGTAGCCCAGGCGCACGAAGCCATCGCCCTCGCGCACGTTGGCGATGTAGCACTGCTCCCCCAGCAGGCCCAAGGCGCGCACGCGCTGCTCCAGTTTCATGGGCCAGTTGTTGATGGGGTCGCTCCAGAAAGCGTTGAGCAGCGCCTGGTGCTCGTCATTCACGCACTGCAGCGTGACACCCTCGGCCAGCAGGTAGGCCAACGGCAGCTCGACCAGGCGGTTGGCGAGCAGGTTGCTCTGCCACAGGTACTCGGCGAGCTTCTGCATGCGCTCCTGGGCCATGGGCTCCAGGTCGCGGTCGTTCATGCTCGCCAGGCCGTCGCCGGAGATGCGGCGCCAGCCGGCATCGTCGGCGCGGTCGCCCTGGGCCATGGCCGCCTCGCGCACGGGCTTGGACGCGGCATCGGTGGCCGGAGCGTAGCCCACCGCCTCCAGCATGCGTTTAAAGATTCCCATGTCAGTCCTTCGCCGCCAGCTCGGCGCCCAGCAGGGCCAGGGCCATGACGCCGTGGTCGTTGTGCAGCGCGACCACCTCGCGCAGCTTGGCGGCGGCCAGCTCCACGCCCTGGCGTTCGGCTTCGGGCAGCGCATAGATGGCGCCACGGATCAAAAGAAGTTGCTGTTGTGCTTCGTTCATCTCGGTCTCCGGAACATGCGCGCGGCCTGCCGCGCGTAGCGCTCTCGCGCGGTCTTTGGTTGCTGGGTGCTGTTGCCGCCCTGGGCCATGGCGGCGATGCCGCCTGTCACGCACAGCATCCAGAGCATTTGCACCATGTCCGGCCCGTCGTCATGGTCGGCCTTGGGGAAGTGGCGGAACTGGTCGACAAGCGTGGTCTGGCTGCTGTGCAGCCGGAGCAGGCCGTTGTGCATGTGCGGCTGCAGGCTCTCGATGCGCAGCAGCTTGTCGCTGATGGGGATCAGGGCGCGCGCGGGCACAGGTACCCCGAGCTGGGCGCTGCGCTTGACCAGCTCGGTGCGCAGGAATTCCTGGAACTGCACCGACTCGAAGCCCCAGACGATGCAGCAGTACTCGCGCTGCATCTCGATCACGTCGCTGATGATGCGGTCGGGCACGCGCTTCTTGATGGCCGCCTCCACCACATCCATCACGCCCGTC